AGATTATTATCAAAAGGTTATCAAGAAAGATATTTTAAATCTCATGGTCTTTGCTCCGCCACGTCATATGAAAACCGAAGGATTAGAAAGGGCCATATCTTACGCTTTCGGGTACAATCCATCAGAGAAAATCATTGCCTGTTCTTATGCAGTTTCTAGAGCGGAAAAAACATCGGTTAAAGTTAAACAAAATCTTCAAGATAACGAGCATAAATTACTTTTTGGCGAGACATACAAAGCCGGGAAGTTTTCACGACAAGACTTTTGGACCACTACGGAAGGCGGGCATTTTATCGCCGCTGGCGTTGGCGGAGCTATAACGGGCGATGGATATACGCTAGGCATTGTCGATGATCCGCTAAAATCCAGAGAAGAAGCGGAAAGCCCAACATATCAGGAGAAAACGTTTGACTGGTATGAAGGAACGTTTTTAAACCGGAAAGACGAAGAAGACAGCGCAACAATTATAATGCATACCCGGTGGAATAAGAAAGACCTTGCAGGTCGCATCCTGGAGCGTGAAGGAATCGCAAGTTATAACGGACATGAACCAGAAGGTTGCCCGGAGTGGAACGGGCAGAAAGGAATATGGCATATTCTCTGTTTACCTGCTTTGATGGACGAAGAATTTTATAAATGGAAGCATGAAGAAGACCCACGCAACGTAGGGGATTATATCTGGTTAACTCGATACTCGCCTGAATTCTATAAGCAGTTTCAACGCAATAAATACAACTGGCATTCTCTTTATCAACAAAGGCCTGTAGCAAAAGGGGGGAACCTTATATCCAGGGACTGGGTTCAACAGATTGATAAACCTACAATTGATTTGGAATATTCCAACCTGATCCGGTTTTGGGACTTAGCAGCGACTGAAAAGAACAAGTTGAATGATCCTGATTTTACTGCCGGCGTTTTAGTCGGCGAACACGACGGGCAATATTGTATTCTCGATATTGCTTGCTTCAGGGCCGATGCTCAAAGGAACAACCAAACTATTAGACGGATAGCAACACAAGATAAAAACCAATATAGCAATGTCTTGCAGGTATGGGAATCCCAACCAGGAGCGGCTGGAAAGCACTTGAACGACTCTCTGTTTAAACTACTCGATGACTGCAAGCGTAAATCATTCCCTGTAGGGAAAGGAAAGGCGTTTTACATTGACCTGATGGCTAACAAAATGGAGACGGGCCACGTTCAAATATTAAATAAACCGTTTATCAATGAAGTACACGATGGAAATACATTTCTGGATGAACTGGAAGAGTACCCAAGTTGTAACCATGATGATAGAATCGATGCATGTTCGAAGGCGTTTTACATGCTATCGAATCAGAAGAAAGGCGATTCTTCCCCACAAGTATTTAGCAATGATTATTCTATCCAGCCCGGAGGTGTATTGTTTTGAAAATCAAAATTACAAAAGAAATGATAAAGCGGAAAACGAAAGAGTTTTTGAAAAAGGGCGGTAAAATCAAGAGGCTAAAACCAGAGAAAAGGGAAGACAGGGAAAGCGTTTATACAAAGTTTTTAACGGGTGGTTTTTCTTTTATGACAAACAGAGAAGAAGCACAAAATCAGGATATTTTAATTGGTAGGGACGGATGGAGAACAGCGGAACGGAAGAAAAATGGCGGCTCTTAGTTACTGGTGGTTGTGGATTTATCGGTTTTAACTTTTGCATGTTAGCAATCAGCAGGGGATATGACGTAACAATAATCGACAATCTTTCCAGGGAAGGTAGTAGGGAAAATAAAGAATATCTTGAACGGTGGTGTGATAATATCATAGTTGACCCGATTGAATCATATTTTTGGTTAGATAACCTTGATATTAGTTCTTACAAAGCGGTTGTTCATTTAGCGGCACAAACAGCAGTAACAACTTCGGTTGCAAACCCTTGGGAGGACTTCAGGACAAATGCTCATGGCACTTTTAACTTATTGACTTCGTTGCAGGAAAAAGACTTTCAAGGGTTATTTATCAACGTTGCAAGCAATAAAGTATATGGGAATATTGATTGTAAATTAGTCACGGAAGAAACGAGGTATACGACAGTAAACCGCAAGCCGGGGTTTGATGAAAATACTCAATTATCTGGTTGCACTCCATACGGTGTATCAAAGCTTTGCGCTGATCAGTATGCTTTAGATTTTGCCAATACTTACGGGATGAATACTATATCATTACGGCAATCCTGCATTTATGGTGAAAATCAAAATGGATCTTTTGATCAAGGTTGGTTGTCGCACTTTTCCAAATTAATCAAGAAAGACGAACCAGTTAAAATCTGTGGTGATGGAAAACAGGTAAGGGATATTCTGCATGTAGATGACTTAGTAGATCTGTATTTAAAGTTGATTGAAGGCAATTACAAGGAAATGAAAGGACAGGCGTTTAATGTAGGCGGTGGTTTTGAAAACAGTGTTTCAATTCTTGAAACGTTGTATGATATGGAAATCCTACTTGATAGGAAAATTGAAAAAGAGTTCTTACCTTGGCGACCGAATGATCAGCGGTACTATGTTTCTGATAATGCAAAAGTGGCGAGGATTGCAGGCTGGGTTCCTAAGATTTCATCAATGCAGGGGTTGCGTAGATTGTGTGGGGTGTAGGTATGGCGATGACAAGAGAGGAAAAAAACGAATATCAACGAGAGTGGCGAAAAAGAAACAAGGAGCATGTAAAAAGTAGTTATGGGTGGGGGAATGATGAGACAAGGGAGAAGAGGAAAGAATATTACAAAGAGTGGTACAAACGCAATAAGGCTAAAGTAGCTAGTCGATTAAAGGGGTATAGCGTAAAAAACAAAGAAAAACGGAGTGATTACGCCAAGCAATATCAGGATAAAAACAAAGAGAGGCTAAAAGAATCGGCAAAGAAGTATCGGGATGAAAACAGAGAAAAAATAAATAAGAATAGACGTGAATATTATGCAATAAATAAAGAAAGACTAAGGAAAAAGAGTGCCGATTATATAACTCAAAATAAATCAAAGCATAATGCGTATCACAGTAGGTACGCAAGAGAGCGATGTAAAAAAGATCCGCCTTTCAAGATTAAAACCTCTGTAAGTACAGTAGTATGTCAGGCATTAAAATCAAGAGGAAAAACAAAAGGTGGTAGTACGTTTGCGCATCTACCATATACTCCGAAAGAGTTAGTGAAGCACATAGAAAACCAATTCACCGATAAAATGAATTGGGAAAACCACGGTTCATATTGGCATATTGACCACCACGTTCCGCATTCACATTTCAAATATGAATCACTTGATTCAATTGAATTCCAAAGGTGTTGGGCTTTGGCTAATTTAAGACCGTTACCAGCAAAAGAAAACCTGTCAAAAGGCAATAGATTTGAAAAAGACGAACGTAAACAATTGGAAACGATTAAGTTCTTAGAAATAAGCCAAGGATAATTCGTATTTACAATTAACTAAAAATAGAAAATAATGAGAACTCAGATTAAATTTAAACATATAAAAACGACTGTTCATGTTTGATTTCCTTAAATTCAGAAAAGAAGAACCGCCGACAGTTACCCCAAGTCAACTAGAATCAGAGCAAGCATATCTCAGGACCTCGTTTTTTTCCAAATCACAATTGGAAGAGTGGAATCCTGACGAACTTGTTGCATATAAAGGTTTCGACGTTTACCGTAAAATCCTACGTGACCCACAAGTAAAAGCTGCATATAATCTACTGATCAATATCACAATTCAACGTGATTGGAATTTCCGTTTACCAAATGACGAACCGATTCAGGAAGAAATAAGAGAGTTCTTTGAGTTCAATCTTGATACGCTGAAAAATACTTTCAGCCAAGCGATGCGGAATATTCTATTGTCTAAGGCTCACGGGTTTTCGTTAACGGAAAAAATCTTTTGCGCTGAAGAGTGGAACAATAAGCCGGTTTGGACAGTTAAGGAACTGAAAATGAAACCCTATTCCACGTTTTACTTTGACGTTGATGAATACGGTAACATTAAGGCGATTAAGCAAGATACGGGCGGGAACAGGAAAGCACTTGACCCGAAAAAATTCATTCACCTTATCAACTATCCAGATATTGATCCAGTCTGGGGTGAAAGTGATTTACGTGCAATCTATCGGCCTTGGTGGGAAAAGCAAAACATTCTCACATTCTGGAATATATATCTCGAAAGAACAGCGGGCGGGTTTCTAACTGCTACGCCAAAAGACGACTCGATTAGTTTATCTCCTGGAGAAAAAGCCGATTTTGACCGGGTGCTACGGAATGTAAATCAATCTACAGCAATGAGAATCCCGGCCGGGTTTGAGGTTGACGTTAAAAACGGAATCAATACAAAAGCATTTGAAGAAGCCGTGGCGCATCGAGACAGACAAATAGCAAAAGGGTTGCTTGTCCCAAATTTACTCGGTTTTTCCGAGCAAGGGGCAACCGGATCTTTTGCACAATCTAAAACGCAACTAGAAACATTTCTATATATTATTAATTTCCAGGCTGAACAATTAGCTGACGCTTTAAATGAGCAAATGTTTAAACAGTTAGCGTTGTTAAATTATGGGGTTAGTGAATTCCCGAGGTTTGTATTTGAAGAACGAACGGAAGAGCAAAAACAGGAAGTTGCTAAAATCTGGTTTGAAGCAATTAAAAATGGTGCTGTCACTAATACACCGGAAGACGAAGAAAGGACAAGAGAACTTTTGGGGTATCCTGCTGTGGAACTTGAACAACAACCTAAAGATGAAACCAAAGAAGACATACAAAAACCGACAGACAAAGAAGTAAAAGAAGACGAGCCGGAAGCATTGAACGCTGAATTTATTGATACGCAAGATCCTGTTTGGATTCAGAGAATGAATTTCGGTGATATTGAACAGTTGCTAGATTCAAACGAGGTTAGCTTTTACTCTGATTTGCTGAATGCCAGTGATGCATTGGTGAACAAGTACATATCTGATGCCCGTAAATCATTACAATTATTTGATAAGGAAAAAGCAAACTTCATTCAGGTAGTTGATGATTTCGACAAAAAGACTGCTGACAAAGAAATGAAAAAGTTGAATAAGGTTTTCAAAGATAACCTTAATGTGAATTATGACGATGGAAGGCAAGTTGCTCAAGATACTTTGAGGAGTGCTTTTAGATTGCTACCGAAAGATCAGCAAAAGAAAGTTAAGTTTTCGATCGCATCCGGTGAAAGAAAAGCAACATTGGCCGATAACTGGACCGTTTACAACTTCACTCGAAATGTTGATTTAGATACTGCTGAAAAATTCTTTAAGGACAAGGCGTTTAATCTGACAGGCATTTTTAATCAGGAACGGAAGGACGCAATAAAAGCCATTATCATGCAGGGGTTAGAAGATAATCTGTCAACTGCTGAAATAATTGAAAATATGCGGGATCAGCTAACCGATTTTACAAAGCAAAAAATAGCTGATGAGCAAGGCAAAAAGCCAAGTGATATAACAGACGAACAAGTCAGTTTTCGATTAGAGACAATTGTACGAACTAACGT